TATGAAATAACAAAATTATATTTTTATATTAATTATAAAAAAAATATATGTACTCACATTTAATATAATTAATTTATTATATAAATAATAGTTTAAATATATTTTAATTTCAAAATTTTTATATAATATATATATATATATATATATTATATTATGGTGGACGCAATGGATACCGAAGAAATGCAAAATCAATTGCACAAAATTTTACAAGACAAATTTAGTAACAATAATGTACTTAAATTAGAAGGTGGAAAACGTAAAAAAGCCAGCAAGAAATCAAGCAAGAAATCAAGCAAAAAAGTCAGCAAGAAAGCCAGCAAAAAAGCTTCCAAATCTGAATTAGAAGGTGGAAAACGTAAGAAATCAAGCAAGAAATCAAGCAAGAAATCAAGCAAAAAAGTCAGCAAGAAAGCCAGCAAAAAAGCCAGCAAAAAAGCTTCCAAATCTGAATTAGAAGGTGGAAAACGTAAAAAAGCCAGCAAGAAATCAAGCAAGAAATCAAGCAAGAAAGCCAGCAAAAAAGTCAGCAAAAAAGCTAGCAAGAAATCTAGCAAACGAGTAGCAAAAAGAGAAGCAAATCCATATATGAAAGCACGAAGTGCTTTAATTAAAGTTATGTTTGCTAAAGCTAAATCTAAAAATTTTAAATTAACTGTTCCAGATAGTGCAAAAATTATTAAGAAAATAGAAGAAGAAATAATACAAAAACACAAATTAACTGATAAAGTTGAAATTCTTAAAAAAGCATTAGATCTTTTTAATTCTAATGTAGATAAATATCTTAAAGCTTAATTTTTAATAATTTTAACTTTATTTTTATTGATTACTAAAACTTGAGCTTCTAATAGATTATCTACAATATAATAAAAAGCTTTTGATGAAGCTATATCTATTCTATATAATTTATTACTACATGTACCATTAATACCATAAGGTATTTGTGGCGTATGTCCTACAATAATACCTTTTAATTCAAAATATTGAGTTAAAAGTTGTACATCTTTGCATGAAGGATCTGTTATTTCTATTTTTTGTTCAATATTCCCTAGTTTTCTTGTATAAAATGGCGAATTAATACTAAATATAAATTTATTTATATTATTATTAAATAAATTTTTAAAATAAATATTATTATTATATTTATTATTTAAAATTACATTTAGATCATTATCATTATTCATAAGCCATTCTTTTATTACATCATTTATAATTTCAAAAATAGCATATTTATTATTATCTTCTAATTTTGTAATTATTGTTCCTAATACTCCACCATGAACAAATAAATAATTATTTACTATTAATATTGATGATCTAGTACACGCTAAAAAATTACTTAATATACCACCTCGTCTAAATATATGTTTTCTTCCTTCTTCTAAATTGTCAGTATGAGCAATTTCTTCACTATCTTTGATTGTGCTATCTTTACTTATGCTATCATAATCATTTTCACTTATACTATCATAATCATCTTCACTTATGCTATCATAATCATCTTCACTTATGCTATCATAATCATCTTCACTTATACTATCATAATCATCTTCACTTATGCTATTATCACTGTTTTTTTTTATTTGAACTTGTTTTAAATTTGCATAAGATACATATCGAATATCACCGAAACTATTCATTAATTCATGATTACCTAATAAACTGTACACAGCACCATTATATCGTTTAGCTAATTCATTTAAATTTGTAAAAAATAATAATATTTCAATATCAGATGCTTCATCGTCATATGTTATTAGTTTACTTTTACAATCAGTATGAAGACTTGGTCTGCATCTATCAATTTGATCACCTACTTGGACAACAACAGAATTACCACCTATCCATTTATAATATTCTATTGTACCTTTATTATTTAATTTAATAGAATTATTATTTTTGTCTGTTTTTTTTATAACTTTTGCTATTAATAATGTTTGTAACATTAAATCAATATCACCATGTATATCCCCTATAGCAATAATTTTACCTTTTATATTATCTATACACGTAACAACAGATTGTTCTTTATATAATTTAATATATTTTCTACATTCTAATAATTTTCCAATTATATATTTTGAAAATCTTTTCATAATATATAAATAAAAGAGAATAAAATAATATTTAAAAATTTAATTTATTTTGTTAGAACCAAAAATATTAATAATGTTCTTCTGAATGGTTGATAAAATGTTCTTCAATATGATTGTCAAAATGTTCTTTGACAATATTGTCAAAATGTTCTTCAACATGATTAATGTAATTATTATTATTAAAACCATTTAAATGTTCTAAATTATAATTACTATTAAAATATTCTTTATCTATTTGTTCTTTAGTTTCTCTTGGTTCTTTAATTTCTTTTAGTTCTTTAGTTTGTTTTGGTTCTTTTAGTTCTTTAGTTTCTTTTGGTTCATTAGATTTAATATTATTATTTTCTTCTTCGTCATCACAAATATTATTTATACAATTTGTAACTTTAATTTCTGAAATAAATAAATATGTAACAGCTACACCAATAGTAGCTATAATTGCAGCAATTACATCATTAGTGGCAACCCAACCAATAATAAAAACTATAAATATTTTGACTAATGGATCTTCTAAATATGGTATTAACCAATTAGGTAGTTTAGGAGCTATAACAGAAGCATATAAAATTAAAATAATATATAACACTGCTTTTAAAGTATTATTATTTAAAAAATTAGCTTGATCTGTTTTAGAACCATCAACTTTATTTGTTAATTCAGGTGCAGTAAGAGCAGGAGCAGCAGCAGGTGCTGGTGCAGTAGGAGGGGAAGTTGTTACAAAAACACCTGAATCAGCTGTAGATGTAGATAAACTTGGAGCTTGACCAGACATATCTTAATATATTATATATTATATACTAAAAAAAAATTGAATTATTAAATTAAAGAAATAATTATAAAATAATATTAATAAAATGAATTCTATAATATCTTATAATAATTATCAAATACCTGTAAATAGCATTAATATAAATGATTTAAATGAGTTAGTAGTTTCGCCTTATCAAAAAGATTTAAATTATGGAAAAAAAGTGAAATCTTTTAAATTATTTATAAAAGATAAAAAATTTTACTACTTACCAAGAGAATGGGCGATAACAAAATTTGGAGAACCTAGTGAAGTTAAATTTAATGAAAAAACAATTATTGATATAGAATTCAAAGGGAATTTAAGAGACTATCAAATTGATATTCAAAAACAAATCGATGAAAGGTTTAAAAAAGGGTATGGAGGAGGAATTTTATGTATTCCACCAGGCGGTGGAAAAACTGTTTGTGCTATAAATGCAATTACTAAATTAAAAGTAAAAACATTAATTGTAGTTCATAAAACATTTTTGTTAGATCAATGGGTTGAAAGATTAAGACAATATACAAATGCTTCAATCGGCGTTATCAAACAAGATAAATTTGATGTTGAAAATAGGGATGTTGTAATTGCAATGTTACAATCTATTATTAGTAGGAAATACGACGAAGAATTAAACATATTTGATATGGTTATATTTGATGAAGCTCACCATTTAGGTGCAGAAGTATTTAGTAAAGTTATGCAAAGGACACAGGCACCATATTTATTAGGTTTAACTGCTACACCAGAAAGAGAAGATAAGCTTGAAAAAGTATTTTATTATTATTTAGGTGATATCATATATAGAAGTAATAAAATTAAACATACAGATGCATTGATTAATGTGCATTATTTTAAATCGGATGACGAAAAATTTAAAAAAGAAATTATTAAATTCAATCAAAAAATCAATATGTCAAAAATGATTACAAATTTAACTGAAATAAAGGAAAGGAACGAATATATTTTTAATATTATAAAAAATATAATAGAAAAAGAACCAACTAGAAAAATATTTATATTAACAAATAGAAGGAATCATATTGATGAATTAAAAAATTTATTACAAGACTATGATGTAGGATTGTATATTGGAGGCATGAAAAAAAAAGATTTAGTTTTATCTGAAGAGAAAGCAATTATAATTGGAACTTATGAAATGGCGAGTGAAGGTTTAGATATTCCAGACCTGGATACATTAATTATGACAACACCAAAAAGTAATATTACTCAATCAATTGGTAGAATTATGAGAAAAGAATCGTATGATAATATACCTTTAATTATTGATATTGTAGATAAGATTGATGTATTTTATGCTATGTATAATAAGAGAAAGAAAATTTATCAAGAGAATAAATATGAAATCAAAGTTATAAATAAATTAGATAATATTAATGAAGAAAATATATTAATAGAAACATTTTCAGAATCATCTGATTATGAAAAATTAGATGATAATAAGATTACCTGTTATCAATCAAAGTATATGTTTGATAATTCATAAAATCATTTATTATATGTTTGCATAAACATAATAATCCTTGATATACACCCGTATAATTGTAAATTGGTATCAATACCGTCACAAATCTGAACATAAGATTCATTAAGAATACGATTAAAATTAATTCGAATTTGTTCGTCTATTTTAACATATTGTAAAATATTTATAATTGTTAGTATGATGTCATTGCTACAGTACCCTTTGTTTTTTAATTCTTCAATTATTGAAATTACTTTTTTTATATTTTTATATACGCATTCTTGAATTAACTTTATAATAATATCAGGTTGAGGCTGGTGACATAATTCATAAATATAATTAGATTCTATTTTTCCAAACCCATAATATATAACTTCAAGATTATTTATCGCATAACGTATATCACCATTTGCATTCATTGACAATAGTTTTAATGCTTCTTCTGTATATTCTATATTCTCTTTTTTACATATGTCTATTAATTTATTATTAATTTTATCACATGTTAATAATGGAATATAGATCATTAGACATCTACTTTGCAAGGCTTCAATTATATTCACAGAATTATTACAAGTAATTGCAAATTTTGTATTTATTGTATTGTCTTCGAGTAATTTACTAATTATATTTTGAACTTTATGTGTGATGTTGTCAGCTTCGTCTAAAATTATAAGTTTTGTTACAGGATTATTATTTTTATCGGTAATTTTTTTTTTACAAAAGTATGAAATATTATTAATAATCTCAATACCTCTATTATCCGAAGCATTTAATTCTAACACTGTTTCTTTAAAATTATCTTTATAAATATATTTAGCTATTAATAATATTAATGATGTTTTACCAGTTCCAGGAGGTCCAGATATAATAATGTTAGGTATTGAATTACTTTGTAAAAAACTCTTTATTTTACTTTTTAATGTATCATTTAATATTATATTATTAATATGTTTTGGACGATATTTTTCAATTAATAATTTATTATCCATGTTATATAATTATAACATTTATATCTTTAAATTTTTATTTTTCAATATTTATTATCTCTATTAATTAATAATGAATTGCCATTATTGTTGTATAAATCATCATATTTTACAAAAAAAAATTAGAAATAAAGAATTTTTTTATATTTGTGATATTTGTAAATCTGAATTTAAAGGTGATCAGATTATATATTCATGTATATCAAACAGTTGCGATTTTGATGTATGTAATAATTGTTCTTTGAAACCTTACAGTATTGGTTTTCGCGGCTTACTTGCAAAGAAAAAGGAATTGTTGGATGCATTTGAAAAAGATCCAACAACTATAAAAAATTTGTACCGCGATTTAATATCCGCGGAGATATACCATACCAATCAAAAATGGACAAAAAACTCGTAGAGTTTATTTATATATTTTTAAATATATCTAAGTGTTTTTTATAATAAGGTGCATCAATTATGATTTCATTTATTTCAGTAGTTTCTATATTTTGAATTAACTTATGTAACATTTTTTTTGTCCAAAATTTATATTGAACACCTTCTTTAATAATATTTGAAATTTTATTTAATTCTTTAGGTTCGTCAATAGTATATTTTACAACACATTTTAAAAATAAATCTAATTTATCATTATATAATTCTTTCACTTCATATAATAAACTTTTGATATTTTCAAAATCATCAATATATATAATATAATTATAGAATATATCAATAGTATTATTAATACTATTA